CTCTTGAGGGACTTGATCTAACCCACGATCTAGGTGGTAATGGCGGCGACCCGTTCGGTGGTCAGCCGTATCAGGGCGATGCTGTCAGTCCTAACCAAGTACCGAATAAGCCCATTGAAGTTAATGATACCGAAAAGCCGCCGGAAGAAAAAAGCTTACGCGATACACTCTCCGATGCCTTTAAAGGTAAGCAGACCCCCCAACTGGACACTGGGGATAGGCAGGAGGGTGAGCAGAAGCCTCTTCGCCCGGAGGAACAAGCCCCTCCCGCCGCACCGGACCTCATTAAAGTAGGCGAACGCTGGCACCATAGGGATGGCCGCTTCGCCTCTCAGCAAGACATAGACGCCTTTAATACAGCTCAGTCGGGGGAAGCCCCGGCTCCGTCATTGCCGCCCTATACGCAGTTTCTATCTGACGTAGAAAAGCAGCAATATGGGCAGCTACCGCCGGAAATGCGGTCCTTCTTGGATCGTACCGTGGATACGGTTGCCCAGCAAGCCGCTCGCTACCAAGAGTACGGGCAACTGGAACAACTCATCGGCCCGCGTAGGCAGGCATGGTCGCAGGAGGGTATGAACCCCTTTGCGGCCTTGAATGGGTTGTTACAGTTATCCGACTTTGCAGGGCGTGATCCAAGTCAGTTCGTGCTATGGTTTGCGGACCAGCATCAACTGGACTTGGACGCCATACTGGACGAGCGGGACGCAGCACAGGCCAATGGTGGGGCAATGGACCCGACTATTGCGCCTCTAGTAGAGGAAGTTCGACAACTTCGTGACACTGTTAGTAACTTCACAACCCAAGCGAGTGATAAAGACGTAAACGCCAACATGCAGGTAATCCAGCAGTTCATGGCGGAAGCAAATCAGGATGGCTCTTTAAAGTATCCTCACTTCCAAGATGTTGCTGGAAGCATCGGCCAATATGTTGCTAACATTAAAGCTAATCAACCTTTCCTGTCGCCGTATGAAACCCTAAAGGCTGCATACGACTTCGCGTGCTTTAACGATCCCGCCGTGCGCGGTAAGATACAAGCAGGCGAGGCCAGCGCCATAGCGGCTAAGAAAGCACAGGAGGCTGAGAGAGCTAGGCTTGCTGGTTCCAGTATTAACGGTGGCCCCGCAGGGGGCGACGGTGGAAACTCTACAAATCCTTCCCGATCACTGCGCGAAGAACTGATGTATCAATATAATCAGTCTGTCGCCAATTAAAGGATTTGAGACATGGCTAGCCCAAACTGGAGTGAAATTGTCACTACCACGCTGGAAAACCGTAGCAAGAAGCTTGCGGATAACGTCAGCAAGAACAACGCCCTTCTGGCCCGCCTTGAGAGCCGTGGCAAGAAGAAAACCGCTGATGGCGGTACAAAGATTATCCAAGAACTCGAATACGGCGAGAACGGCACGTTCACTTGGTACAGCGGTTACGACACGCTGAATATCTCTCCGAGTGATGTGCTGACGGCTGCTGAATTTAACTGGAAGCAGGCGGCGGTCGCCGTTACAATGTCAGGTCTTGAGGAATTGCAGAACTCCGGCCAAGAGAAGATGATTGATCTTCTGGAAAGCCGTATCAACAACGCCGAAAAGACTTTTAAAAACAAGATGGCCGAGGCAGTCTATGGCAATGGTACTGCTGGCGCTGGCAAGGCTATCGGCGGCCTACAGCTTCTTGTTGCTGATACTGGCGCCGGTATCGTTGGTAATATCGACAGCGGCACTTGGGCTTTCTGGAAGAACCAAGCTTTCGATGCTACTACGGACGGCGGTGCGGCTATGACCACCGCTAACGTGCTTAACTATATGAATACCATGTGGCTTAAGCTCGTTCGTGGCACGGATAAGCCCGATCTAATCGTAGCCGACAATGCATACTACATGCTTTACTGGGGCGCGCTTCTGCCCAATCAGCGGTTTACCAGCCCTGACATGGCGCAGGCGGGTTTCGAGAGCTTGAAGTACATGAGTGCCGATGTGGTGTTCGACGGCGGTATCGGTGGCTTCTGTCCCGCTAACCATATGTATTTCCTTAACACGGATTACATTTATCTGCGGCCACACGTTGACCGTCAGTACGTTCCGCTGAACCCGGATCGTTATACTAATAATCAGGATGCGTTCGTCAAGCTGATTGGCTGGGCGGGGAACATGACGACCTCTGGCCGCATGTTCCAAGGTGTCCTCAAGGATTAGTAGCCGGTTGCCCTCAACTGGCTACTAGGGGGTGGCATAACGTCGATAGACTGTTAGCCACCCCCACCATAGGAGAGCTTTAATGACCACCCAAGACGTTACAGCGATGGCACTCAGCGACGACAAGGTGCTTTTGCGTTTCTGGTACGATAGTGCCGAGAACGCGGTTGTGTCTACGCAAGTCGGTCGTGCTATCTTTGATACTGTCTTGATGGTGGACCTCATTGCCCCGGCGCAGAACGCATCCACCCCGCAGATCGAGCTTGAGCGTATATGGTCGCCTGAGAGCCTAGCCTTTTATGGCTGGCCGGAAGGTACTACCCGCAAGAGTAGTGAGTACCAGAACTACGCCAAGTATATTGCTGACTTTAAAGCTAACCATGCCCAGATGGAAATGGGCGGCACTCCGTTAAAGGAATGGCCGCGTATATCCAAGGGGCTGGCAGCAACATTGGCAGCTATCGGTGTGTTTACGGTTGAACAGGTATCCGCAATCTCGGATGCTAACCTTACCGCACTCGGTATGGGTGGACGCGAATTAAGGGACCAAGCGGCGGCGTTCCTAGAGCAAGCTAAAGGTAGCGAAGATACATCGAAGCTCGTAGCAGAGTTAGCGGCGATGAAGGCAGAGAACCAGCGGCTCCAAGCCGATCTGGTGCTTGCCAACCAGATGGCCGCAAACCCCTCGCTAGAGCGCGTGAAGTCTGATAAGCTACCCGACCTAGGGACACCGGCTCCGCTCACTCTCTGAGGCGTCTGGGGCCATTCTAGGGGCAACCCGCGATGACCCTGTTCACGATTGCCAAGCTGACCCTCGAAAGCAACGGATGGAAGGCCCCGGTCGCCTCCGTCTCGGCTAGTCCTGACGATAACATGAAGCAAGTACTCGCGCTTGCTAACAAAGAGATATTGGCGCTGGCGTTCCGGCGTACTTGGCCCATACTCGTTAAAGACAACCCTATAGTCACGATGGCCGGTCAGTCTGACTATGATCTGCCTGTGGACTTCCACCATATTGTTAACCCGAGCGTGTACTATGCGTCGCAGTATTACACAGTTAAAGGCAATCTGCAACCGCTTGAGTACATTCGCTACGTTAACAACCTTGTTGGTCCGAATAGCTCTGTCACAGGCTACCGTATCCAGCAGAAAATCAAAAAGATACGGTTGATCCCGACGCCAGCAACGGACGGAGAGCAGCTAGTATATTTCTATGTGTCCAAGAACCTAGTAGTGGGTTCGGATGGTAACGAGAAGATACTGTTCTCTCAGGACGATGATACGTCTTTAATAGACGAGGATTTGGTGGAGCTGGGCCTTAACTGGCGCTGGCGCGAGAAGAAGGGTATGGAGTATAGTGCAGAGATTATGGAGTATAAGGGGGCGGTCGATCAGCGATATGCACAGTATCTTGCACTCCCCGAGTTTCCTATAGGCGGGCACCCGATGGGTGATGCTCCGCTTACTGACGGGTATGTGCAAGGTCCGTTTGGATAACATGACATGTTCATGGCCGATCTTAACCCGCAAACCAACCAGCGGTCGAAACCGGACAATGTTTCGACGCCGGTAGGTGGGCTTAACAGGCGTGATGCTCTGGCGTCCATGCCGCCACAAGATGCTTACATATTGGAGAATATACTTCCCGGCACTACGCTATGTGCTTTAAGGGAAGGTTGTACTGAATGGCAGGAAGGTACTGGTGTTCCCGTAACGTCACTGACCGCTTATAGGTCCGGTGCCAAGGAAGTTCTGTTCGGGCTATCTGCAACTACACTGTATGACATGTCTGTTAAAGATGATCTTATTTCATCCAAGACGGGTATTGTCGGTGACGATATTCAGTCCACTATGTTCTCCAACGCAGCGGATAACGCGCAGTGGTTGATATGCACAACCGGGCATGACACACCATTTGCCTTTAATGGCACCGCTTGGTCTGACTTGGTTATTACATATGCGGGTGCTGCTGCTAGTTCATCTTTCTTTACTTATTGTAAGTCCTATAAAGGTCGTCTGTATTGGGCCTATAAGGACGTATGTGGCTTCTTTTATCTCCCGCCCGGTGCGATCCAAGGCGAGGTCGAGTTCTTTGATCTTGGCCAGATTGCCCGTAAGGGTGGGTCTGTTGTGGCCATTGCTAACTTTTCAGAAGATGCTGGTGATGGTCCTAACCAGTCCATAGTCTTTATTACTAGCCTTGGAGAGTATATCATGTATGCCGGTGACGATCCCGGCGATGCAACATCGTGGCAGCTTGTTGGGCGTTATACGGCGTCTGCACCTATCGGTCGCCATGCTCTATGTGATTATGCTGGCGATCTGCTTATTCTAACACAGAACGGCGTTATGCAGCTTTCGCAGATACGCAAGCTGGCAGATACCCGTAGTGAGCTTACCGCTTTGTCATCCAAGTTGGGAGACGTATTCGA